AAGACACTTGGAAAAAGTGGAACATCTATACATCAATCCATCTTTTTGAGTATTGTGTGTATAGTTGGAGAAATCATATGTGGAACCATCTTGACGGATTTACAGACGATGATAGAATGAGAGAACTGTTCTGGTATTATTTGAACTACGGAAGCACCAACACTTATTATGACTGAACGCACCGACGATTGGAGAACTATCTTTGGAGACCTCACAACTCAAAAAAGTTGCTATGAAATGTGCGAAATTAACGCATATAAACTCACATCACACTTGGAGGAACTCTATCTTAAAATTAGAGAACTTGAAACACAACTCAAAGATGTTCAAAAAGTAGTAACAACACACGAATATGTGAGAAACATTGGATTATGACTGAACGCAACTTTACTAGAGAACTTTCCTATTCCACATACATTGATATGGAGAATGGAAATGACACGGAAACGATTGACTATCCTTCTTTGATTTGTATTATCACAGAGTTGTGTGATAGAATTGAGAAATTAGAGAAGAGTGAAGATCCTAAAGAAATGACGGACGCACGAAAACTTGAACTCTTGCTGACTGAAATCAAATCCACAGCAAAACGAAAAACCTGCTATGATGGTAAAGGTGGTGGAGATTATTATGAATACTCAGAAGATCAAGATGTTATATTTGATGATGGTGATCGGTATGGTAGGATCACATTTGCCCGTGAATTGTTAGAAAGTATTGGTGAGAGTTATGAATGAAGATATGCCGTGGGTTAATCTCACCCAAGAAGAAATTCAAGAATTGAGAAACAAAAAACACGAACTCACGGAATACGGCAGAGAACAACTGAGGAAACTTATGAGAAATCAAGAACCTTATCCTGACGAATTTTTTGAGGAAGCAGAACGTCGTGAGAAGAGTAATCGTATTCTGCAACGATATAATGACTTTCACAATCTTGAAACTTCTGGACTTCCTTGGGGCATAATCGCACCAGAGCATCAACAGATTATTGCAATGGAAAGTATGATTGATGCTATTCGTTGTGAATATCTTAATCGGGAGTATAATCACATTGCGATTGAAGATATTGAAGGATTGATTGAAGGTCTTCGTAACCAAGCAGATGAGTTTCTTGAACGAGTGAAGAAGAACAATGACTAATTTTGGTTTCCCACAAGAACCTGAATTTCCACAGGAAAATAAAGATAAACTAATAACCTATCAAGAGTTTTTAAATTTGCCTCATACTGAGGTTAAAGATATGGAAACTATTCTTACTTTGAAAGGTAAATATCATATGACTATTACTTATGATGAATACTTACTAACATTACATTTTGAAAGATTGTATAGAGAACGACTTGACGCACTATTTTTAAAAGATGAACAATAAAGCACAAACAATCTGGAACGCATTTTGTGGAGAACTGATCGTAGAACCCACAGATGATATGAGAGAAGCACTTGCGACTGCTGTTCGTGAGATTGTGAATGAGTTTCAATATTATCATTTTGGTGATGGTGAAGATATGGTAGTTGATGCTCGTGTTCTTTATGAACTTGCGGAGGAACTTGAAAAATGACTAAACTTGTAAGGTGGGAAGAAAACCCAGACGAAATCGTGCTGGAAGAGGTTGAAATGTTTCACCTGGAAAGTATGAATGAACGCAGCCTGTGGGTGGGCATTTATACACAAGACAAAAAGATTTACCACTTGAATATTCACGCCGATGGTGATAAACTGAACTACTACTTTAGTGATGAAACTGTATGACTTACAATCTCAATCAAGAAGCAAAAGCATTCTCATATACTCGTGAAGAACTCTTTGAGTGTATCACAAAAATCGTAGCACATCCTCATAATACCATCACAGAACACGATAAATCCAGAGCACTTGCAATTATGGTAGTGTTTGATGATTATTTCTCCAACTACACAGAAAGTGATAATAATGGTGGGTATTGTGTCTATGAACGAGATGCTATGGATTTTACTCAATTTGTGAAAGACAAACTTGGTATTGATGATTATGATGCTGATGAGTTGTTGAAATGAGATTTGAAAACCCAACAAAATGGGAACTCTTTCTTGATGGTTTCCGTAATGTCCTGTATATTCTTGACTGTTATGATGATGGTGATACTTGGGGATATGGTGAGTTCTGGGAGAGTTTAAGTATTGGATGGATGCAAGAATATATCTATCCTTATGATGACCCATACTATCCAACTATCAGTCCTGAACGCAGATTGCGATTAGCAGAAGAACCAGAAAGGATTATTCTGTCAGCAGAAGCATTTGATGAACTTGTGCGAAAAATAAATGAACCACCAAATCCTGCTGTGGTGGAGAGGATTAAAGAACTGATGAACCGTAAAGCACCTTGGGATGATAATGATGAGGATTAGAGGATTTGTTATTTTCTTTGTGGGACTTGGATTTCTCGCACTTCTAATGAATGGTGCTGCAAACTGGCTGGAAATGCAACCAACACCAGTAGAGCAAAAGTTTGCGGTGGTTGATAGGTATAATAATCGTTGTAGTGTAATACAATATACTCCTGATAATTCTGCACGATATTTTTATTTCTTGGATTGCTCTTCTAAATAATAGTGCCTTAACTGACTGCAATCTTTAAGGTAGGAGAGGATTTTTCCTCTCCTTTGTAATATAAATACTAATGCAGTCAGTTTAAGAGTAGAATTATGGTAAATCCATATAGATTTTATACCTATGCTTATTTGCGTGAGAACAGAACACCTTATTACATTGGTAAAGGTTGGGGAAATAGGGCATATAAAAAAAGTAAAAATGAAATAAAACTACCTAAAGATAAATCAAGAATAATATTTCTTAAACAAAATCTAACCGAAGAAGAAGCATTTAAGCACGAAAAGTATATGATTGCTGTTTTTGGTAGAAAAGATTTGGGAACTGGTATTTTGAGAAACAAAACTAATGGTGGTGAGGGTTCTGTTGGAATGAGAATGAGTGATGAAGCAAAACAAAAAATAAGTAAAGTTCATAAAGGAAAAACACTTTCCAAAGAACAAAAACAAATACTTGAAAAATGTAGAGTTAAAAAACATTCTGACGAAAGTATAGAAAAAATGAGGAAATCAAAAATAGGAAATAAATGGAATGTTGGAAGAAAACTTTCAGAAGAACATAAAGAAAAAATAAAACAGGGTAATTTGAATAAAGTTATTAGTGATGAAATAAAAAGAAAAATAAGTGAAGCAAAAAAAGGAAAACTTCAAAATGAAAGTCAAAAAGAGACAATAAAAATATTGTCTGAAAGAGTAAGAGGAACAAAATGGTGGAATAATGGACAAACGACGAAAAGAAGTATAGAATGTCTTGGTAATGGGTGGATTTTAGGTAGAATGAAAAAATGACACTTCCACCAGTTTTTGTTGAAATCATTGTTCTTATCGTATTAGAGGTTTGGTTATGGGTTCTTCTCACAACAATCAACAAATGAAAATCTTTCAACAAACATCAAATGAACCTTATCTTCGTCACGACTATAAAGTTGTTTATGATGACGGCACTTATCAAGTATTTGACAACTATGAAGATGTTCAACTATTATGGTGGAACCGTAATGGAAACTTTCTAAGTCATATTGAAGTGCTAGATAGAAAAGAGGCAAAGGGATTTAGATGAGTATCACACAAGGATTGGTAGAAACTGAAAATGAAGACCCTGGATTTGAGATACTACATCTCTCATTTCGTAAAAAAAGGTCAGAGAATATGTATGGTGGCCCTGTGGATTACTACATCGGCAACATCGTGTTTCGTTTGACTGATGAGGATGCGAAAGGTCGTATGGAATATATTCTGGCAGAAAATGAGAAAGTTCGTGTGGCTCCGAATGAAGAGTTGCACGATAAGTATTATGATGGACTTCACTTTAAGTTTGATACAAAAGAAGAAAGGGAAGAAGATGCAGTTGAAGACGAAGAGGGACAAAAGTTTTATCCATTAGAAATCATCAACAAAGAAGGCATCAAAGATGAAGATGTATTCATCTGGGGATACCGTCGTAATATGAACCCATTACACGACTTCATTGAATACAATGAGAAGTTTGATTGTTACAGAATGCACGAATACTTTCAAGACACTCCTGTGGTTCGTGGTATCATACAATATCTTCAAGATATGAAAGACAGGAAACCTAACCCAAGTCGCACTGTTTATCACGAACAATTTTTAAATACACTTACAAATCTCTGCTGGTGGTGGGACTAATGGGAATGATGGATTTTTTACGTTCTTCATATGATCTTGGAGAACAATTTACTGACACTGAACTTCAAACAAAAGATATTGAAGAGTATGGTATCGGTGGAACAATGAGTCATTATTGGTTGTCTCCTGGGGGACAGTTGTATTACATTGATTACTCACATACTGCTGATTTTGTAGAACTTAAAGAAGGTGATGAGGGTTATGATGATAGACAAAAACTCTTTAACTTTCAGTGGATACCTAACGGCAATCACGGCAAAATTCGTCCTTGGTATCTGACAAAATACATTCGGGTTTATCCAGCAACTTGGGGTGGTGAATGGATTGCCTGGCCCACCTTGCGTCTTCACTTTTCTGGTGGTAAACTGATGGGGTATGAAGACATCACAGGACAATGAGTGATAAAACAAAAGTAGTCATTATGTTAAGTGTTCTGGTAGCACTTTACTTGTGTATCATTAGTGGAGTATTGCTGCATCAGAATATGATGTGAGAGCACTGCGGGACATTGGTATTCAACATGAAGACACAGTGACACAAGGTTATTAAACTATGGTAGAACTAATGAACGCAAACTCTGATATTGAGTATCAGGATGATTATTGAATATGATAATACATCAAATATTAATTAATGAAACAAAAAAACTCCCAAGCACTTTCCCCGATTTTCACATTTTTTGTTATGAGCAAATAAAAAAGTTATATCCAAATGAAAAATATCATCTTTATTCTGGAGAAGAAATAGAAGAGATAATTAAAAAATATTTTGATGAAGAAGTTTTTCTTTGTTATAAAAAACTAAAACCTTTCGCGTGTAAGGCAGATTTAGCAAGATATTGCCTCTTGTACCTTTATGGTGGAATTTATGCGGACTTGAATACTTATTTTGTAAACAAAATTACACCTCATGATTCATTAGAATTTTTTGCTTTTCGTGACAATCCCAGAGCGTCAATGCAATCATGGGCTGTTCACAATGGAATTATATATTCTCAACCAAAATCAAAACCATTGGAGAATGCTATTAATTTAATTAAGTTGCATTGTAGGGAAGAATATTATGGGGTATGTAGTATAGATGTAACAGCTACAACTGTTTTGGGCAGATCAATATGTTTATCTAAACCAAATTTAAATATTGCTACAACCGGTCAATTGTGTCATTTTCATCCTCAAAAATATTTTGATAAAGAATTCATTGATAAATTTGAAATTTTTGGATACGACAAAAAAAAATTTTTAGGATTTTTTTTGGATTCTAGTGAAGAGATAGTAGCAATAAAAAAATCCTCGAAGGCAGGTGATATAAGTTCTTTGGGATTTGAAAAAACTAATAATTATGATCAAATGTGGAGAAATTTTGATGTATATGACACATCTATCTGTTTGTCAAATTCTTTAAAAAACAATAAAATATTTTATTGTTGAGTATAATATTATTAACATGATTGAAAATTTTCTATTTCCGTATAATACATTTTCCATTCGTCTTGAATTTGGTGAAAAGAAGAACACGACAATCTGTTGGTTTGAATGTGAAGAACACTTGCAAAAATACTTAGAAAGGTATAAACTGGATGAGAGAACTATTAAAATTGATTATCGTGATGGAGAACCCGTTTCACCCAGTAAAGGGAACAAGAGAAGTGTGGAGCAAACACCTAAACCAAAAAGTAACAGAGGTTCAGGTTCAGTTCGCAAAAGAAAATCCAGCGTGGATACCAATTGAAACTTTGCTTGCACTACAAAGCGTAAGAAATGACTGAACAAACAAAACTTATTCTGGGACTGATGCAGATTGATAATCTTGTCAATTTGCTCAAAGATAATGAATATGAAAAGTTTATGTATAGTCATCTCATTTCAATTCAAGTAGAACTCAAACGACAATTAAATCATTATGGAAAAACAACTGTATGATGATGCTTTCTATGTGGAGCAAAAGAAGTGGGGAACGTGGGATAGTTATGATAAAGAAGGTAAGGGGTTGGTTACATCTCTTAGTGAAGAACAATGTGTTACTGCAACTCGTTGGTATTTGAAACAAAACCAAGAGAGTGCGTTTGACAAATCTAATGAAGTGACTTATAGTTCAGTTATTGAAGGAAAATTATGACAACACGTATTTTCGTTGACAAAAATGGTAATACTTGGGAGTGGGAAGAAACTCAAGAAGTTATAGAAGCACTTAAACAACTCTATGAAACTCAGACTGACACCACATCAACAGATGTGGGCTAATATCTTTAAATGTGCTGTTGAAAGGTCTAACATTTACTTTAAAGAAAATGACCTTGACAGACACGCAAGAGAGCATACAACAGTATCATTAGCACTGCAAAAAGGTGATGGATTTTGGAAAGAACTCCTATGAATTATCACGTTCTGGATGAAACAACTCCGTGGTATGAGTTTCTAATGTATTGTGAAATCTGCCACCAATTAGATGTTCCAGGACAACCATCTCTGGGACGTTACATGGCATATCGTCGTTATCTTAAATCTATTGGGATACTCTAATGTGGAGAAAAATCAGAATAGTGTTGTGGCAAATAGTTTCCGATTGGGAAGCAAGACTATATCCATATGAAAAAGAAGATAGAAACGATTATTATTACACAGTTAAGAATGATGACACTGGAGAAAATTATATGATTATTGAATGGATTAAATCTTTTGACGAAAGAATTATTAGATTGCAAGATGAGATGCTTTATGTTCAAAGTGAATTAAGAAACTTAAAAAAATGATTATTAAATTTGTAAAATGGATTATCGCACCGTCTAAAAAGCCAATAATTGAAAATACTGACCTGTACGCAAAAATTGTTGAACTGGAAGAAAAGTATCAGTCATTACTTTTAGATATTAAAAATCTAGAAGAAGAAAATATAGAAACAAGCAATTGCTTATATGAACTCTCAAATCAAATTGATGCAGTTGATGCTCGTATTGACATTTTAGCAGTAGAACCTTATACTATAAATCAATTTAATCTTGGTAATAAATGACTACATCAAAACAAGTGAAAGAGGAGTTCTTGTATCCAACTCCTCCAATGAACCCAGATGCTGATATGAGTTTTCTAGATATTGCTACAATTAACAACTTAAACAACTTTTCACATCACGTCTCTTACTTGACGAATATGGCAATCGGTGGTAAGATGACAGCAGAAAATGCCTATCAAGAAATTAAAAAACTCTATAAGGCAATGAAGCAATCTCACAAATCACTCAAAGGTTCTTGGTTTTAATTATGACTGACTTTGATTACAAAAAACATTCTCTTCAACAACTAAACACTTGGGTTAGGGATGCTTTGATTTCTGCGGAAGTATCACCACAAGAAATCTATGATACTATCAAAGGTGTTGTGAATGAAGAGTATTATTACTTCAAGCATCATACTGGTCGTTGTTATGAACTTCTTGCATTGCTGAATGGTAATGGTAAGGGACATATTGAGGCATATGATGATTATGTAAAAGAAGTTTTGAGTGAAAGAGAGTATTATGAAGGAAAAGATGATGGTATGCGTCCTTGGGGACACAGTGACTTAGAGTATCAAGTTGCAAATAAAAAAGAAGACAAAGTAGTAAGATGGCAACTTCCTGTTGAAATGGATGGTCCAAGTGGTGAATATTTTGTATCTTTCCCCGATGATTTACTTGAAGCAGCAAATCTCAAAGAAGGGGATAAAGTTGAGTGGGTTGATAGAGGGGATGGTTCTTATCTTTTGAGGAAAGTTTAATGGCGTTATCAAAACAAACACTGGACCATCTTTTAGAAGCAGAGTCGCATCTTCGTGCCGCAATCAAAAGTGCTGCAACCAACGAAAATCCTTTAGTTGTAAAACAACTTTCTCAACTTCTTCTTGATATGGAGCAGTGCAAGAAGATTGAAGAACTGATGGATATGCTTGAAAGTCGAAAATCTGGCGGTAGTGGTTCTTTTGGACCATTCTTTAATGGGTAATTAAGAATTGTAAAGCAATCCCGAAGAGATTATTAAATTTATAGATAATTTATATTGATATGCTAACATATTGGGGTATTCGGGAACAAAACTATGACACTTTCATCAAGAAATAAAGACAAACTTACTGATTTTGAGTGGAACGAAATGGAGGCACTTAAAGATGCAATCAATCACGACATTTCACAAGTTGCGCCACAAAAGATGGAAGCATTTACTGAGTATCTTGTAAGAAGTTTAAGAGAAAAGGGTGGTTAATCTGGGGCCTTTAAATTGTTCTTTTAATGAAATGACTAAAACCGTGACTAAAAAAGAGTTTATTTGCGTTCAACCAAAGTCAAGTAAGGCAAAAAATAGATTTGCAAATATGATGGATGGACTTCATAGTTGTGAAGTAGAAAATCGCAAAGATGGTAAATTGTTCTTAGCATCAATCAATAAAAGATACTTCTTTTGGATACCCGAAAGTGGTGATGATCATTGGGAAATTATTACAAAATAAAAACATAGATATTAAACAAATATCTTCAATGTATGAAACCTTCCTTCGCCAAAGGTATTATTGTTCAATATAATCGTTGGATAGGTGAAGTTCGTTTTGTTTGTAACGAATACATCTCAATTTGCGTTAGCATCGGAAATAATCGAGCAAATGATGTTTGTGTCTTGGTGTACAAAGATGATTGGAATCAAGTCAAACTTATAAAAGAGTCTGAAAAATAAAAAGACTCCAAAAAAATTACTGGGGCCTTGAAATTGTTCTTTATGTGTATGGAGACTTCAATGAGTGACGAAACGATTGACCTTTTTGTTCAGCACGCAATAGAAAGGGCAAATGAAAACGATGATAACTTCTGGAAAGAAGTTAATGAACTTGCTGAAAAGTATCAAGTTCCAGTAGACTACATTCTTGCGGAGTTCATTTAATTGACAATCGCATCATTTCACATTAAAATTAAGGAGTAACTTACAAAAACAAATGGCACAAAAGTTTCTTTACATCGTTGATCACTTTGCAAACTTTCCCCGTTCAGAATATGGTGGAATCTGGAATGTGATTGCAGAGGATGATGATGAATGTTTTGATTTGATTAAAGAATATGATGATGGAATGAATGAAGATTTTTATGTAAATCTTCGTGAAAAAGTAGTCAATGCAAGAACTTATCCTCTTGCTGAAGATATAGAATCCAGTGTCGTTGAGGCATTTACGACGTGACACAAAACGTAGAACACTCTAATAGAATGATTAACCAACTTAAGTTTCAATATCAAGGACGCATCACTGAATTGCAACAAAAGATTACATCACAACAGCAAGAGATTCTACAACTCCAAGAACAAATTAAACTTTTATCTAATTACAAAGTTTATGACTGTTAGTAACTTGGGTCCTTTAAATTGTTCCTTTAGTGTAAGCAACGCAACTATGTACGACGAACTTTGGTCCGAAATCGCAGATGCTCCTGGTGAGATCTATGATCTCCCAGAGTTTAAGGAGTTTGACGATCAGTTTGATGATCAATCCTTTGATACTCTTTTGAACGCTGAATATGATTTTTAATAAATATAAATTAATTGATAAATAAAAAATATTAATTTTATGAAATTTATTGGATTAAGATTGTGTGAACACGATTCAAATGTAACTTATTCTGATGGTAAAAATATAAAATATTATAAACCCGAAAGAGATTATCAAATTAAACATTTTGGATATTGCGATTTAAGTTCTTGGATAAAAATAATTAAAAAATGGAAAATTGATCCAAAAAAAGTAGATGCTATAGGAATAGTATTGGATTGTTTTCGATATCCAAATATAAAATGTAACGAAAAAAAATTGTATGAAGTGATTGATGTACCAATTTTTAAATTACTTGGATTTGAATGCCCTATTTTTAGGATAGATCACCATTATGCACATTCTTTAAGTGATTGGCCTTTGGGGATAGATGCAAAAAACAAATTTGTTTTTGATGGATTTGGTGATGATTTCATTACTCACTCGATTTTTTGTGAGAATAAAAAAATTTTAGAGCACTCTTTATCGGAATATCCTAGTTTAGGTCGAATATTAGGTGATGTTGGAAAATCCTTTGGATTAAAAGGAAATTCTTTAGATCATGCCGGAAAAATAATGGCTATGAAAGCATATGGAAAATTTTCTGGAGATATTGATTATGAAAAGTATAATTTAAAAACATTATTCGACCTATGGGATAAAGATAACTTTTTAACTAGCAAAGATGAAAAAAATGTAACATTTCAAAAAATATTTGATCATGTATATTATTGCCACAACGTAACTGAAAAAATTTATGTTGATCACTTTAAAAATAATTCTCAACCAAATGATACGATATCTTATAGTGGTGGTATAGCTCAAAATACAGTTATTAACAGTAAAATAAAAAAAGAAAGACCAAATTTTCATGTTTTACCTCATTGTAATGATGAAGGTTTAACTTTAGGAATTGTAGAATTTTTGAGAATTTACTTTGACCAAGAACCATTTGATAATTCTGGATTTCCATATTGGCAAACCGATGAAGTTCCAGAAACTATAGTGTCTGATTATACGATTAAAAAGACGGCAGAATTATTATCACAAAGAAAAATAGTTGGATGGTATCAGGGTAAAGGAGAGTTGGGACCAAGAGCTCTTGGAAATAGAAGCATACTTATGGATCCAACAATTTATGATGGAAAACAAATAATAAATGAGAAAGTAAAAAACAGAGAATTTTTTAGACCATTTGGGGCATCAATTTTAGAGGAAAAAACGTCAGAATACTTTGATTGGAACGATAAATCTCCTTACATGCTATATGTAATGGATATTTTAGATAAAAAATCTTTTCCATCAATAACTCATGCTGATGGCACTTGTCGAATTCAAACAGTTTCTTCTGAACTAACAAACTATTATAGTGTAATAAATGAATTTGAAAAAATAACAGGAATCCCCATGTTGCTCAATACTTCATTAAATAATGGTGGAAAACCAATTGCAGGATCAATAAATGATGCTATGGGGTTATTTGCCAATAGTGATTTGGATGTTTTAGTAATTGGAGATTTGATCTATGAAAAATAGTTTAAAATTTATTGTGGTCTTTAAAGTGTCCCACTAATGTAACTCCTTTTCATTATGGCAACTCGTTCTCGCATCGGCATTGAACTTAAAGATGGCTCTATCAAACCACTTAAAGATATTGGAAGTAAAAAAGGTTCACAAACTCAAGAACAAATATGCAACTTGGTAATAATTTAAATCAACATCATGACACAATTTAATCCATCTGACTTGAAGTATGAATTTAAAGATTTTATAGGAATATATGAGAACGCCTTTACAAAAGAAGAGTGTGAAGAAGCAATAAAAATGTATGAACGCCTTAATAAACTTGGTTATACCTATGAGAGAGAATGTAATGGATTGATTAAAAAGGATGGATCGACTTATTTTCTTTCTGAGATTGAATGTGCGGATGAGTTTATATTATCTTATCATCAAAGATTTTATAATTTTATATATCCTTTATATAATAATAACTATTCAATCTTACAAAGACTTTATCGTCATAGATCAAAACATGTAAAATTACAAAAAACTTTGCCAACAGAAGGTTATCATGTTTGGCATTGTGAATATGAAGGAAGTTTTGATGATAGAAATAGAGTTTTATCTTGGATTTTATATTTAAATGATGTTGAAGAAGGCGGAGAAACTGAATTTTTATATCAATCAATGAGAGTTAAACCAAGAGCAGGAACTTTTATTCTTTTTCCAGCTTATTTTACACACACCCATAGAGGAAATCCCCCTTTGTCTGGAGAGAAATACATAGCAACTGGGTGGATAGAATTTTTAAATGCCTCGGAAATACAAGGAAAATCTAAACTCCCAAACTTAACCTCTACACCAAATCAAAATGAAAATAAAATCAGTTACAATTAATAGGGGCCTTGAAAGTGTCCTAGTAATGTAAGAGGGAAGCAAAAGTTGGTTCCCAACCATCCTGACAAACTAGAAGCAGGAAAATGAGGTTGGGGTAAAAACATTTACCATGCCTTCTTACACCCAAACCCATAAACAACTCAAATGGCAACTCGCGCACGTCTTGGTCTTGAACTTCCTGATGGTTCTATTCTCTCTGCCTATCATCATTGGGATGGTTATCCCTCTTGGTTGGGTCGGATTCTGAACACTCACTACAACACCAAAGAGAAAGTTGCTGAACTGATTGACGGTGGTGATATGTCTTCTGCTTGGACTAATGCTGGTTTCAACAATGAAACTGTGGCACAAGGTCCACTTTACTACTCTCAACGTGGTGAAGATTGCCCTCCCCGTCTTGATAAAAACCTGAGTGAGTATCTTCAAAACAATGAAGAGTATGGTTACGTCTTCACTGAAACTGAAGGTTGGTTGTGCTATGATACCTGTGACTGGCACGAAACTTATCTTGAAAGTCAAGAAATCCCCTCTGGAGCACTTGCTGTTTGACCTATGAAACCTTCTACTACTATTGGTGTGATTATTGGTGCTGTAGTTATTACAACTGTCGGTATCCTTCTTGAAGCATTTTTGCTTGGACTTATTCTGTCCTGGTTTGGTGTATATTTGGCTTTCTGGCAAAACCTTGTTATCATTGCTCTTGCCAATATGATTTTGAATAACTTTGGAGTTTCTTCTAAATGAGCACCAAATACATTGCTGCTGGATTGATTGGGTTCTCTGCAATTATTGCCTGGAACATCTTCTGCATTCAACGTGATGATGCTATGTTCAAAGCATACTATCGTCAACAAGCAATTCAACAACAAAAATGATAGAGTTTCTTATCATTTCAGCAGCATTTGCTTGGTTCTTCTTTGTTCTATTTTCCAAACACTTTGATTACCTGGATGAGCATCAAAATAAAAATTAAAACAATCTGGGGGCCTTGAAATTGTCTCTGTAATGTAAGCACCAAATCCATGAAGTGTAAAGTTCAACTCTACGTCGCAGGCAAAACATTCTACGAAGAAGTTTATGCCCGTGATTATCAAGACGCAAAAGAAGTTGCAATCGCACGAAATCCTAACGCAAAAGTCATTCACGTTACTGCTATCAACGACTGATCATGAAATCTCACGAAATTATGCGCGACCTGCGAGAACTTCAGGAAATCTGGAGAAAGCAGGATTTCATCTTTACTGAAGGTCAACAAAAAACCTACGACAATCTTCTCAAACTTCGTAGAGAACGAGTAGGACAATTCAAATAGTGTCACAATGAGGGTTGCAAAACCCTCTTTTTTGTATTTTAATAAATACTTAGAAAAGTATTCAGATGAAGACGTTTTCTCAATTTGTTGCTGAAGCATACGATGCGGATCTGATGAAATCTGCATCAATTAGAAAGACTGGTGAAGGTGGTAGAGTTGGGGCAGAAAGAAAGAAAACTGCTCCCGAAATGCGTAGAATGAAACAGGCAAAAGCAGGTGAAACAAGACAACCATCTGCGTATAAACCAAGAACAGATATTGGTAAGCAAAGAGGTTCACAAACCGCAGAACCAACACAAGAACGTGGAAGTGCAGCATCTGCACAATTAGCAGCAGCAAAAGCAGAAAGAAAGAAAGCAGCACTTGCAAGACTTGCTGCTAAAAAAGGTGGAGAAGCATCAACACCAGCAGCAAAATCAAAACCAAAAGCATCAGAACTTTCGGCTCAAGCAAGAAAATTGACTGCAAAGAAAGCAGCAGAAGTTGATAAGAGACCTGCGGATCAACCAAAGAGAGCTGTAGTTGGAATGTCAAGAGCACAGAGAAAAGATATTACCAGAAGAGGACATCGTTTTGCACAGGAACTGGCAAAACAAGGTGAAGCAGAAAGAAGAGGTATTCATCCAAGCAAAGTCAAACTCACAAAACTCACTGACGCAAAGTAATTGAAATTTTTTTATTATGAATGTATATCAAAATGGACAGAATTGGGTGATAGAGGAGAAGATAGACCTAAATCTTGTTGAAAAAATATTATCTCTTATAGATGAAAATTTGCATAATCTATTAAAAGATAAAAATGGGTATAGCACTAAGGGAGAAAATGCAGATCAATATTGGTTGAACGATGGATCATTTCAATTTAACAATAAAAAGTTTGAAGAAATTAAAACACAATATAAAAAAGAAATCATTACAAAGTTGGAAAAATCAACACTATTAAATACAAAAATATTCAATTGTATTAATCTTAAAGATAGCAGTTGTTGGTCTGTAATTGGAGAAGAAAATTCATATCATGCCATTCATTGTCACAACGTTAATAAATTAGGAGTTAATGGAATATCAACAGTTTTATATTTAAAAGTTCCGCAGAAAAATAGTCAAAAAGATCCCGGTAATGATATATTTTTAATTATGGGTAGTGAGATAAATGTAACTGTTTATGAGATGTCTCCTAGAGTTGTGACTATTACTCCAGAAATTGGAAAATTGTTAATATTTCCAGTTTGGTTATTACACGGAACTTATCCACAAAGTAAAGGTATAAGACAAACTTTTAATATGGATTTTACTATTACTAACGAAACATCTCAAACTAACATAAATTATTCTTAATCTAAATCTGGGGCCTTGAAATTGTCCCTATAGTATGAAGAACACTCACCTGGAACATCCTGAGGACGAGATCCTGCTGGGTAAGCAATCTGCTCAGCAGGTTATTAAGTTTCTGCGCGAACGTAATTCTACTCTCAGTGTAAAGTATGACGGTGCCCCTGCGATTGTGTGGGGTACTTGTCCTTTCACTGGTAGGTTTTTTGTTGGTACGAAAAGTGTATTCAACAAGAGAAAAATCAAGATCAATTATTCTCACTATGACATTGAAGTAAATCATGGTGATGTGCCCAAAGTGGCATCTATTTTGCACGTTTGCTTTGATAATCTCCCTCGCATCAAAGGTATTGTGCAAGGTGATTTCATCGGTTTCGGTGGTAATGACTTCTACAAACCTAACACGATTGAATACAACTTCGGTCGCCTTGTGAAAGAGAATGTGATCATTGCTGCACACACTTCCTATACCAGTTCTACTCATCTCAAAGACGCAGTTGCATCTTTCGGTGTTGATGAGGAACTGCAATCTCCTGATGTTAAGTTTCTGAATGTAGATGCACAATTTACCTCCCGTCGTCGTAGAGTTGATCTTCTTCTTGGTCTTGCAAGTGTGGTTAGCAATTTTGTTAAGTACCCTGATGCAAAAGAAGTAGCAGACCTGAAGATTGCAGTCAACAAATGTATTCGTGAGGGTCGTGAGATTGACTGCCTGAGTGGTAACTTGTTGCTGCTGTTCAATCTTCTCACTCAAGCAAAGGAATTGCTGATGGAAGGTATCACTACCGAAGAGGATGTGACTTGTTACGTTGGTGACGATGAATGTGACCACGAAGGTTATGTGATGACCAATCAGTTTGGCACATTCAAACTTGTCAATCGTCAAGTTTTTAGTTACAATAACTTTAATCTTCCCAAAAATTGGTGAAGACCAGGGCTTGACATCCCTTCCCAAAGTTGTTAAACTTGTTCTGTAGTTGCTTTTAGCACAAACATTATGTCACATTTTATTTCTCTCCCGAAGGGTAGCGTTCCGCTGGAACTTCGGAAACAAGTTGAGGCACTTCTCCCTCAACCAATTTCATATCCTGGTTGGAAGTTTAACCGATATCGTTGGATTAAACTCTCCCAAATTAACACCAAAGATGCTGCTGGAAACACTGACAATTCTGTTAGGGTTGGTGGTACTGAGGGTGGAACTGGAACCAGAGATGCACTTGAGATTTCACTTGACCGTGGAATTGATGTAACGAAACAAACACCTTCTGTCTATCCTGAAGAAAATCTTGCAGATGGGTTTGGTCGTCTTAAGAAACTTTTGAAACTTGGTTATACCGAGTGGGTGTTTTCTGAGTATTCTTTTGATGAAAAGACCTGCACAGAGTTTCAGTCTGGAATGGAAGATGCTCTGGATGACTTCCGAATGTCTGCCAATGCAGATGATGGAAAGAAACCTTTCACTGTCAAAGAAGTGACTGAATTGTGTCGCAAACGATTTGAAAATCGCAAACATCACAAGCAATCAATCGTCAAATACATCAACACTCTGTATCACAACTTCAGTGGTCAGCAAGTTGATGCGATTGCTAAGAATGTCATCAAACACTATACCCGACAAGGTGTAATCGAGTCCTATGATAGGGATGAGGCACAAACTTTCCTTAAAGATATTGGAGTTGGTGCTGACCTTTTGAATACAAAAGACATTACGCGTACGGCACGATTGTTCCCTCAAATTATGAAGAACTTTGTGGACAATGAAACCACAATGAACATCGCACTTTTTGATAGTGATGCTTGCTCTCACGAAGAACTTGACAAACGTCAAAAAGAAACCATTGATGAACTCAAGGAGATGGACGATTTGGTTCTGCAATATGCTGCCAAACGAATGATACTTCGCAATGTAAATCCTTACGACATTTTGGGGTCAATTCCTCAAAAAATCGTCAAGAACCAACAGTTGCCTAAAGTCCTTATTCCTGTTGTTTGATAACAATTTGGGGCCTTTAAAGTGTCCCACTATTAGATAATGACGCAAATGCAAATCCAACTTCGACCACATCAAGAACGTGCTGTTGCTGCAATGCAAAATCACACAAAGGGACAGATTATTGTTCCTACTGGTGGTGGAAAAACTCTGAAGATGATCTATGATGCTTTGCGTCAGTTGCAATCACAAACTCCTCAGACGATTGTTATAGTTGCTCCGCGTATTTTGCTTGCTGAGCAACTTTCTTCTGAGTTTCTGGAGTTTATCACTGATGCTGAAGTGATGCACGTTCACTCTGGTGAAACTCATCATTATAGCAGCACCAAAGTGTCTGACATTCAAGCACACGATGTTGGTTGCAAGGTCACAAATCGTCACCAACTGATTTTCACTACCTATCACTCTCTAAATCGTCTGCAAGAGGCAGAGATTGATGTGGACACAATCTACTTCGATGAGGCACATAATTCTGTTCAGAGACACTTTTTCCCTGCAACTGAGCACTTTTCTGCATCTGCAAATCGTTGCTATTTCTTCACTGCTACTCCTAAACATTCTCTCACTCCGTTCAAACCTGGAATGAACATTCCTCAGGTTTATGGTCAGGTTATCTGCCAAGTTCCTGCTCCTGAGTTGGTTGAAGGTGGGTTTATTGTGCCCCCCAAAGTGATTGTCAAGCAACTTCCAATGGTGACTGGAAAGCAGACTAACTTTGACCGAGATGCTGAGAACCTGCTGGAAACGATTGATGACAACAAAGTCGGTAAGATTTTGATTTGTGCTAAAGCAACCAAACAAATTGTTGCTCTGGTGTCAGAAACTGATTTCTGCTACGAACTCAATCAACGCGGTTACTCTTGGATGTACATTACTGCCAAGACTGGTGCTGTTATTGACGGTCGCAAAGTCAATCGGGAAGTATTCTTCGACACTCTATCTGCATGGGGCAAAGACAACTCTAAGAAGTTCGTTGTGCTACATCATAGCATCCTATCTGAGGGCATCAATGTATCTGGATTGGAAGCAGTGTTGTTTATGCGGAACATGGACTACATTGGTATCTCTCAAACTATCGGTCGTGTGATCCGTTTGCATCACGATGATGCTGCTAATCTGCGTTCTGGTGCTATTGAACCTGGCAACCTCGGTCAGTATAGCAAATCGTTCGGTCTGGTTTGTATTCCTGTCTACAACAAGGTTGGTATCACTACTGCCCGCGCAGTTCAGTCGGTTGTTGATACTACCTTTAATCAGGGTCAACCTGCTGTGTCGGTGGTTCGCAAATGAGACCCATTGAGAACCCTGTCCACCACTACAGCAAAAACCTGATTTTTCTGCAATTCTACTGTCAGGGTGTCATAGGTCATTCAGTGCAGCAGAATTGCAGGTTTTTTAGAAAATAGTTTTAACCTGGGGCCTTCAAATTGTCCCTACTAAAGGAGTTGACAATCCAAAACGGATTTGTTATACTCTAAAACGTACAAGACACTAACGGAGTTAGTTCAACAATGACAATCGCAAATCTTATTGACCACCTCGAAAGTGAGGTGAATTGGGACAAAGTTTTTGGTGTAGTTTGTTCCACTTACGGTGACAAAGGGTTCACATCCCGTGCAGATAATTTTACCAAATCTACAACGATTGAGAAAGCACTTGAGAAGTTTTCTAATCTTGTTCGAGTAGATCAAATTGGACACGATTTTCTCTTTGGGGGTCTCAAAGTAGAACTGAAAATGCGTCAAAATCTGTTCTACAAACGCACTCCACATCAGACGCAAGTTATCAAGATGAAAAACTTTCAGGGTAACAAGAAAACTCTGGAAGATTTCAAGAATGACCAAACTTTTGATGTTGCAATCGTTCTCTGTCTGACTACATTCCAAGTGATTGTTGTTGAGGATGAAGTTGCACGAGACCGTTATTTTGCAGATGGTGATGGTGTCTTTGCAAAGTTTGGTCTCGGAGATTACTATAAGTGTGACATTGGTGAAGTCAATCCCATTCTTCCTCCGACTTCACTTTCTGAAGAAATCCAAGCAGCAATTAACAAGCATCTGGACTTCTGAAACCTGGGGCCTTCAAAGTGCCCCTATAGTATGAGCACTGCACAAATGACTACTACAACCTTTGCAGACTATTCTGCACAACAAGAAGCACGCAAGAACATTGAACTTGCTGTTCTGGGGCACACTTATGCTCTGTGTGAAGCACTGCGTCAGAACTACATCGACTATTCTATCCGTTCTCATCAAACGACGATTGACAAGTATGGTGAGGCAGTTGAGTATCATCAGAAGCAAATTGCTAAACTGAAAGATGGTATTTGTGATTATGAGTTCTATCCTGAAACTGGTAGAAAGTATCATAAAGTGATTATGAACGCAGCAGGATCGCGCAGTGTGCATTGCTTCATTGATAAAAAGACTGGACAAGTGTATAAGTCTGCATCCTGGAAAGCACCTGCCAAAGGTGTTCGTTATGACCTGCGATTGATTGCTGATCGTGAATGGTTGCTTGAAAATGCAGATTGGTCTGGTGGTTATCTGTACGCAAAATGAACTACACTGACATCACAAAACTTGAGAATTGCCCCAAATGTGGTACAAATTGGTTTGATTTGCCTATCCCAGAAGAATACTGGGAAAACTATTCTCCTCCCTATTTCTATAGTCGTGTGATTGGCGTTGAGTTGCTTAATGGTGATAGAATTGATCACTGGTTGTGTCCTGATTGTAAACACCAATTTCCAAGAGGTATGGGATGACAGCAACATACAAACTTATCTTTGTTTTTTCATTCATTTGGTTTCTACATTGGGGATCATGCCTGACATTTCACATTCTGGATACGGTTATAGCAAACTCCTCTGTGAAAGTGTTACTTCCTGGTTTTTGAATAAGTTTCTTCCACGTCACAAGATTGATGTGAAGATTTTACATCGAGGACTGCGAAGAGAAGGTGTTCATGGTTATTGTGATGTTGCTGATGAAACTTACCGTCCTCGGCACTTTCTGATTGAATTAAACACCTACATGGACAAAGAGTTGTATACAAAAACTCTTTTACACGAGTTGGTGCATCTTCGCCAATGGGTTGTAGGTTCACTGCAGTTACGTCGCGGAAAAGTTTGTTATTGTAAAGAACCAGTTGAAAAGTATGAGTATTGGTATCAACCACACGAGATTGAAGCACGAGATCAAGAAGAAACTCTGTATGAAGAGTACATCTTCGAGACCACAGGTGTGAACATTTGTAACACTATCTGCCACACCATTTCACGTCATCGACTGTAACCTGGGGCCTTGAAAGTGTTCCTATAGTATGAAGACACCCAACTGGCAACACAATTCTGGTAAGTGTAAACGAACCAAGGGTATGTGTAAGGGCAAAATTAAGTCCCGCAAACAAGCACTTCAATCACTCAAACTCAAACTGAAATGACACTTCCCACCTACAATGCAATTCAGTTTCACTCAAAAGAGGAGCATCTTGCTGCCCTGTATGATGCTTGTCTGCTGATTGTGAATACTTACAACGGATCTGATGTCCTTGACTTTTATTCTGTTGATGGTGTGAGTGCATACGATTTTATGCGATTTGCCCGCAATGTTCTCAACCAAATCTCTGAAGGTAACTGAAATGACTGACTACCAACAAGAAATCAAAGACCTAACAGTAACACGTTCTCTGCGTCTGCTGCGTGATGGTTTCAAGAGTGATTTTGCCACCTTTGCTTATGCTGATGAGAGAATGACTGTCCTTCTGCAACAATTAGCATCTGAGTTCGTTGATGCTAACATTCCTGTGGTTGATGAAGACAATCAAGTAGACCTTTCTATGATGCTGATGGAAACTCTGGACATTATTGCACGATGACTTACTCTAATCTCTTACAAGCATAACCTCTATGTTGTTTCCACTTTCCTTTACCAACTTCACACATTTTGTTTGGTAGTAAGTTATTCTCTCTACAAAACTTTTTGAGATTTGATACTTCTAATGTTTCTCCCTCTGGTGTAGTTACAATCCACTTTTGTTCTGCGATTGTTCTACCTTCATTCTCAAACTTTTCTCTTTGAGATTTATTACCTTTTATTCCTCTTTCTTTAGACATTTCATAATCAAATACTCCTGCTTCTCTTGCTTTTTCAACTGCCTTTAACATATTTTTTCTGGCGGCATTTAGTTTCTTTTCACTTTTACTCAATCCACCAATCTTTCCGCCAATCTTTCCTCCTCTTTTGCTAACTTCACTCCTCCTTTCTTTACTCATCGCAAAGATACCTAAACCAAGTTCTTTGACTTTTCTTCCTCCATTTTCTCCTCCCATAATGAGTTTTTGATGCACAAGTTCTTCATCATTTAAGTTACCAACTAATCTTTTCCAAGCAACATAATCTGCTCTCTTTCCATACAATTTCCATTCACAATAATGAAACATTGCGTGTTGCGTCAAACTAATCTCAACCAGATTTGATGGGTCATTTGTTCCACCTCTATGCTTGGGAATGATGTGATGCTTGTGCCTCATTGTTTAACCAAAGTTACCTGTATTATTTAGCATAATGACTACTGATTTTGCAACATCTAATCTATCTAAAATAAAACCGAAGTTGAGAACTTCTGGTACAGTTTCTCAACCACGAAGAAAGGCAGGTTCTTCACTCAATGACTTGGGTGGGAATGGTAACATTGGTATCACACAACAAGAATACCTAAATCGTCTACATTATGCTTTTGATAACACTACCGACCCTAAACTTCGTCAGTTTCTTTATCAGGAGATCCGTAAAATCCACATCCAACGCGGAACTTGGTAACAGTTAGTAACCTGGGGCCTTCAAAGTGTCTCTATAGTATGAGCACTGATCAAATGACTGAAATCTTTCACTACACGACCAACTGGAAAGAAGGCAAAGTCTGCCAAATGTTCATTCAGCAAGTGACACCTGAATGGCAAGAATGTGGTCATCAGTATGTTGCGATTGCTCTCAATCCTGAAAAGAATACGAGTATGGTGATGAGCAAACCGCGTTCCCATTATGATACTTTGCAATGGGTTCGTCGCTTCTGTGGTTCATTTTCTCTCCTCTACTGATTATGGATTACGAAACTTACATCGAAATCAAACAGTATTTTCCTAATGGAGATGTTTATTACACTCTCAAAGTCACAGATGTAATGAATATGGATTACTACTATGATGGTAATGCTCCAACACTTGATGAGGTTATGGATTGTATCAAACTTCACCTCAAACAACACCAGAACTGAAATGACTACCAAAACTTGGGTTGTTAAACTTGAGATTGTGATTGATGAGAATAGTCATCCTCGCAAGTTTATCCCTGATGCTATTGCTGAATGTCTCAATCTTGATGAAGGTGAAGACATTATTGATTACAACTTTGTGTGTCTTGACTAATGAAAAACTATCGCATTTACGTTGAAACTTTTGATGGACTTTGTACCATCTGGTATGAGAAATCCAAAGCAAAGTCTGCTGCTAAAATTATTCTCAACCGAGTTTATGAACAACTCTGTGGTCTAAACATTAAAGAAATCGACGTTACTCTCTCTGTCTGAACGATGAACAAAGCACGACACAATCTCATTCTGAGTATCAAAGATCAGGTTGACAGTATGGTAGAGTATCATCTAAAATCTGGTGATTATGATACAGCAGATGCCATTATGAATGAGTTTTATGAATGGTTCGATGATAGTCAACCCTGTGAAGTCATTGGTGTGCGTGTTCAATGATAAATAATAGTGCCTTAACTGACCGCAATCTGTAAGGTGGGAGGAGAGAAATCTCCTCCTTTGTATTATAAATACTAATGCGGTTAGTTAAAAGCAAATGACTAATTATTACACTTACGCATATTTGCGAGAAGATGGAACACCTTACTACATTGGAAAGGGAAAAAATCATCGTTTATACGATAAAAGACACACTGTAGGTGTTCCTAAAAAAGAAAGAGTTTTAATTCTAAAAAATAATCTAACAGAAGAAGAAGCATTTAGGCATGAAGTTTATATGATTTCTATCTTAGGTAGAAAAGACTTAGGGACAGGCATTTTAAGAAACAAAACTAATGGTGGAGAAGGAACATCAGGAAGACGATTAAATGATGATCATAAAAATGCTTTATTTGAAGGAAGAAAGAATTATATATTTACTGAAGAGATAAAAAATAAAATTAGAGATACATTAAAGAGAAAAAACATTAAACCACCGTCAAGATTAGGAATTAAATTGACAAAAGAACAAATTGAGTTGAGATGTAAATATAATTATATTTTTACAAGTCCAAATGGAAGACAATATCAATCAAATAACCTTAAACAATTTTGTAGAGATAATGGATTAAATGCTGGATGTTTACATAGTGTAATTACTGGAAAATACAAACAACATAAAGGATGGACGGCAAGAATAGTGTCCCACTCATCTTGACAAGTTAAACTTTTTGTATTATTATTTGGATATGAAAATCAATTTTCCACATCAACCGCCCGCGCAAACTCATTATGAAGTTGAGGAATATAAACGCAACATAGTTAGAATTGTAGTTGTTTACGATAGAAAGTTTGATTACAACAATGGAAAAATTGTCCGTTGTTGCTGGGGATTTTTCAACACCAAGACAGGTAAGTTCCATCGTCCTATAAATTACAAAGATGTGGGAAAGGTGATTGATGATGTCAAATCTACCACCACTGCGTATAGTGGAATGGAACCACCGAAAAAATCTATTTTAGAGGAGTATTTTGTATGAGTAGTTCAGAAGAAAAGTACAACACAATTCGTGAGTTCATTGCACCTGATGGACAGAATGTAGATTTACACAACCTCTGCGAATTGTTTGTGGATGTGTATGAAAAGATTGAGAAGTTTCAGAGGGACATGGTTAGAATTAAGTTTGACCTTCCTGGATGATGCTCACCTGGGGCCTTGAAATTGTCCCTATAGTATGAACAGCACTCAAGCAATGCCCAACATCATCTCCGAACGCACCACGATGTCACAAGGTATGCCAATCACTGTGACTACGGTGAACGGAATGGATCGTGTTGAAATTAACAACAAACTCCACAAACTTGGTGACCAGTTGTTGAAACTCAAAATGCAACAGCAAGCACTCATTGAGATGCGAAATCAGATTGATCGTCAGAACGAAATCATTGAAATGGGTGATCTCTTTGATGAAATGTTTGGTGGTTGAAGAAAGCAAATCTCACTTATTTTACACACAATGGAAATCTCTACTTACAACTTTTCTGGTGATGCTGTTACCTTTCTTGGTTTGGTTGGTGTTGTTTCGACGGGCATCATTCTTGTTACTGTCTTTCGCAGGTATTGGAATAGTCCTCTTCGCAAATAATTGATGAAGGTAACCTGGGGCCTTCAAAGTGTACCTATAGTATGACTAACACTTCAATCGACTTCCAAACCGACATTGCACCTGATCTGCGTGACTTTCTGTGCAACAACTACACTGATCTGAATGATACTGTAGATTGGGTTTGCTATACTTTCGATCTCAATGCAACTGATGAATTGATTGATCAGATTGCTGATGAGTTTGATGCTTTCTTTGGTAACTGAGTAACAACAATGACACACTATAATCCTTACGTTCAAAACCTGATTGAGATGGGTTACGATGAAACTGACTGCCGAATGATTGCTGATGCTGGACGACAGAATGTAACCTATCCGCGTAACATTCACGGTCGCATCTACAACTCTAAAGAAGAGTACGATGATGCACTTGCTGATTTTATCAATGGTCTTTGATTGATCGTCACCTGGGGCCTTGAAATTGTACCTATAGTATGAACACCACTTTCACCGTCCGTTTCGATTCCAATGCTCTCGATTCTCCTGAGTACATTGGACCTTTCTACTCTGAAGATGCTGCACAAGATTATGCTGATGATCGCAACAGTTCGTTAGCATTATCTGGTGTACCTTCCTGGGTTGCTTGTTACTCTGTTGTTGATTGATTATGACTTACAAAGAACTTCTAGAACAACTTTCTCAACTTTCTGAAGAACAACTGAATCAGGATGTTGCAATCTGCTCTGAAGATGAACCTGATGAAGTATTTCAAGCATCTGTAGAGTTAGTGTTTGCGACTGAGGAATGTGATGTCCTTGATGTTGATCACCCTATCATTCGTTTCTGATTATGTCACAAACTACTCTCCAACTCACTGCTGAAGAATTAGAAGTTCTTCAAGCACTTGTTGAGTTTCACGTTGGGTGTGAAATCCCCGATTGGTTGAATGTAGAAGCATACGATTCTGTCGTTGATAAAGTTCTCGGAGTTTGATTATGTTATTCCAAATCGTTGACATTGAGTTTGATTTTGAGGATGATTTTGGCACAATTTCTCAAGATGCACAACAAGAAATCATCGACGAAGTAACTAACACTATCTGGGAAGCAAGTGATGATGAAGATCTAGTCGAAGAGATTACATGTGCAACTGGTTGGTGTATTAAAACCTTTGACTACATTCACGTTCTGAAATGACTAACACCCGCAAAGAGTTTCACTTCACTGATGAACAGATTGATGTCCTTTTGGAAGCACTAATCTGGACAATAGACAACGGGAACTATTCCGAACAGGAATATGAATGTGCCCGTAAACTGTATGCGACCAAACTGCAATCATGTTCCAAAAATGACTAACCGAACTGAAATTGAGTGGTTTCTGAAAGAAAAGTGTCGTGAAGATGCTGACCTTTTTGATACTATCATCAGTGAGTATGTTTGGAACTTAAGTAACGACAAACTTACTGAACTTGAGGACTTTCTTTCTAACAACTTTGGAGATGATTGAAGAGTGATAGAAACCTGGGGCCTTCAAATTGTCCCTATAGTATGAGGAGTGGACCGTGCCTCAATCAACAGGTCCAGAATCTTTTTATCTCAAACCACAATGCGTAAGATCGAACAACAAATGATTGCTGCAATTCAAGAGAACAAGGACCTCAAGATTGCAAACACTCAAGTTATCTCTTGCACAAACGTTTCTGATGTTTATCTGCACGGTAATTTGATTGCTCGGATTGGCGAAACCTGGATGGAATTGTTCGATGGTGGTTGGCAATCAAACACCACAAAGTCCCGTCTTAATGCACTTCTTTCTGCCTTTGGTATGGATGGAGAGTATGTCTTTCAGAAGAACTTTCAATGGTTTGTTCAATACGAAGGTGCTCCCATTCCTTTCTTCTCAGGTATGCGACTTGCCTGAATGAGGTTTCAAAATTAAATCAAAGGAGGGGAATCTTCACCCCTCTTTTTTATTGCATCAATCGACGTAATCCGTATTGCATAATGTAACTTTCAAGTGCTGCTTCGATAATACTATTGAAGAATGTATTGTTATCAGGAACAGGCAAACCTTTACGAATGGATGCAACATAAACCTGTCGGATCTTGTCTAAAATGAAACGATCAATGATGTAAGTTTCATGATTCACTTTGTCTGCATTTTTTCCTCTTGGTTTAGAAACAATCCATTCAAGATTGTCTAAACGATTGTCATAAAGATTTCCGTTTCGATGTCTCACTCTTTTACAATTCTCCTGCTTTGGTAAGAACGCAAGAGACATCAGTTGTTGAACACTGATGTTACGTCTTTCTCCTTCTTTGTTAGTCAATGTCACACACATTCCATAACACTTACCGTTGATTCTTTTCTTATAGTTTGTCTTGAGTTTTCTTTGTCTGCGATTCTTAAAGGACCAAACATTGCCATCGGTGTCTACAGCGTATTCAGTAAAGTTCTCCAGTCCTTCTACCTCATTGAGAAACTTAAATCTCTTCTCCATTGCTGAACTTTTTACCTGTATTGTGTTATTTTATGTATTCGGTGAAAATGTTTTCCTCCTGTGGAAAAAAAGAATTGAGTTATAATGAGAGAAATGTTAAAAATGTAACAAATTGGTTAAAATGTTGTGATTCTTGGAATCATTTAGAGAATGGCAGAGAATGTTAGAGAATGGCAGAGAATACTTAGAGAAAGGTAGAGATCTTTGGTGATTAAAGTCCGCACGCTATCACAAACTCCCCCAAATGTCAAGACCCCCCAGAGACACTCCCAGGACCGTCAGGAAGGCACCACAAACCCCTTGACAGATACGACCTACCTGATATATACTAACAAGGTCTCTAAAGGTTAATTTCATGATCACTCAAAGCATCACTGAAGAATCGCAATTTCTGCTGCAAGAGATATTTCAAGGTGACACAGTAGCTGAGTCTATCTGTCTGCGTGATTTGATACAGTGGGCGGGTGAAAATCCTCTCACCATTAACACTGAAGACCTCGCACAGTTGGTGATCTATTCTGAGGACAAACTTCGAGAATTGTTTGACATTTACTGTGACGTTTTTGAGTGACATATGTTATAAATAAAACAGTTGAAAATGATCTGCTAAATTGAACTTTCCGTCAAGGGTAAAAAGTCAATCAGCAGATCAACAATAGATCATCAATTTGAAACACCCAGGGGAGTTCATCTTGTCTCCGTCGCAATAAAACAGAACATAAAATCGGGAACCAGGTAATGCACAATTAAACAAAAAACAGGTCGATTCCTGATAGGATTGCTTCGTCAACTCTTATCACTTAGGAGTCATATTTTGCTGTCTGGATATACTTGAAGACTTCATTGAGTTACAGTCACCTGGGGCCTTGAAAGTGTCTCTATAGTATGAAGAACACCTCCATCGATTACAACCTGATCAAAGAACAAATCGGCACCGTTGTTGTTGACACCGACTTCAAACAATACGTCGTTTCTGATTACAAACTCGGTTGCGATGCGTATCAACTTTGGGACAAAGAAGAGCAGAAGTTTTACTTCACCGACTACAATGCCTTCAATGCACTCTACACTCAAATCTCTGGTTGATTGAAACCTGGGGCCTTGAAAGTGTCCCTATAGTGTAAGAACCAACCCCCCTTTAATTCTTCTTCAATGACTACCACTTTCCAAACCAATCTGACCGATACTGAGTATAACGGTTGGACGAATTATGAGACCTGGAATGTTGCTCTGTGGTTGCAGAATGATCCTGGTTTGTATGACATTGCCCGTCGTTGTGAGGATTACTCTGAGTTCGTAGATTCCATTGAAGAACTTATCTCAGAGACTCCTGATGGAGTATCATTCACCAGTGACAAGTTGAATCATCACGAACTCAACGAAGTCTTCGAAGATCTCTGACCTTCACTCACACTCTCCTCACAAGTTCATGCTAGTTTCTAACACTGAAACCCGTCCATTTTTCGTTCAACAAGCAAAGTCTGGCAGATGGAATGTGTGGGTCTATCAGTATGAAACTGAAGACGGTTACAAGTATACTGTCAAGCAAACATTGAAGGACCCTGATGATGCTTACTCCTGGGGTCTAAACTACATCAACCACATCGTTCGTTACTGATGACAATGCTCGCAAATCGTGACCAACTAGTTGAGACCTATATCAACAAGTTCATCGACAGTCTATCACTTACTGAGAAGGAGGAACTGTTATACGGACTGATGGAATCTGATCTAGAAGACATCAGCGACGAGCAGTTAATCTCTGAAGTTTCTGATACCTTCCCCGAACTCCTGTAAGGTATCACAAGAGGAATGAGATGCGCCTCTATAAAGACACTCACTTACACACAGTTACTCACACACAACGAACAAAATGTCCAAGTCAGTCTACGTTTCTCTGCTGCGTCAAGGTAACACTGGCAATGAAATTCTGTCCATTCTGGATGCACTCGTTGCTGATACAGTGAGTGACAGTGAGAGTAGTGAAAGTTATGGTGGAGGTGAACCGTCTGCGTTTGAATTGCAGTTCTAAAATGTAGACAACCGTGCTGCCCTTGGTGTATACTGGGGGCAGTCATATGCGTATTTTGAGATATCCGTGAACAGCAGTGTTTTGCGGTTGGTTGGTTATATCGTCGGTCGGCGATGCGCCCCCCCCTATATTAATTTTATGGGTCCCTCTAAGCTATAAAACTTTGAAAACCCGAGCTCAATATCCTTCTCTCTAAAAAAATTTCCGGAAAATAAAATGACACCAAAAAGAAAAACAAATAATTCCTATGGTTGGGGGATATTTGGAGGAAAACACAAAAAAGATAAAAGATGCGCTTCTGGAATATTTCGAAGTCCTGCACAGAAAAAATCATCCTCAAAGAGACGCAAAAAGAAATGACAAAAACCCCCTACTGGAATTTTTGGAGAGTTGTCTTAGCTGGTTGGTTAATTCGACATCCCAGAAAGTTTCTCAATATTATTCTATTCTTTTCTGCATTTATCCTCGTTAGACTTTTAAACTGATATATAAAGAAAAATACTTCACATATGAACTATACAGCAGAATTCCGATACGACGAGAACAAAGAAGAATATTACATTCATATTCCAAACGAATTGCAGGAAACTTTAGAGTGGGAGGAAGGAGACACACTCGACTATAGTTTTGAGAATAACAAATTGATCATCGAAAACATTTCTTTATAAAAAATTTCCGGAGAAAAAAATCATGCAAAAGGAAAAAATATATCACGTTTATTCTCAAAATTGTGTTGTTGCTCACAGTCTTACTTTAGATCAATTATATGATAAGATTGATAAAGATGAAATTGATTTAGAAGATATAGAAATTTTACAGTTATCACCACCTTCATACTCTGAAGCGTCGTATTGACATCTTCTAAATAGCACGGTAAAATGAAACTGAAGTAATTATTCACTTATGGCTAAAGGATTTACGGTTATTGCAAATACTCCAAAAGAAAAAAACAAAGATGAGTTTAATATTGAAAGAGCAAAGGAGATGATCAAAGGCAAATCTGTTGTCTTTTGTCTTCCTGGTCGTGGTTGCTCTTACATCTTTCTCAAAAATTTTGTGCAATTATGTTTTGATCTTGTACAAGCTGGTGCAAGTATTCAAATCTCACAAGACTATTCATCCATGGTTAACTTTGCACGATGCAAGTGTCTTGGTGCAAATGTTCTTCGTGGTCCAAATCAGAAACCCTGGGATGGTAAGCTGGAATATGATTATCAACTCTGGATCGACTCAGATATTGTCTTTGATACTGAAAAGTTTTATCGTCTTGTCTTTCATGACAAAGATATTATGTCTGGATGGTATTGCACAGAAGACGGTAATACTACTTCCGTTGCTCACTGGTTGGAAGAGGATGACTTTAAGAACAATGGTGGCGTGATGAATCACGAAACTCTTGAGACCATTCAGAAACGTAAGAAACTCTTTACAGTTGATTACACTGGATTTGGTTGGGTTCTGATTAAAAAAGGTGTCTTTGAAAGTCTTGAATATCCTTGGTTTGCTCCAAAGATGCAAGTCTTTAATTCTGGTGAAGTCCAGGATATGTGTGGTGAAGATGTATCGTTCTGTCTCGATGCAAAGGCAAAGGGATATGAGATCTGGTGCGATCCTGTGATTCGTGTTGGACATGAAAAAACTCGTATTATCTGAAATAAACCATGGCAAATCGTAAATCTCTGAGTGGCTCAGCACAACTTGAGTCGCATCCAAAAAATACACGACAGGGACTCGGGAAGAATACAAAGTATGCTGCAACCAGCAGAAACAAAGCAAAGAAACCTTATCGAGGACAGGGCAAATAATCTTTCAAGCACTTAGAGGTTTCTTTAAGTGCTTTTTTATTTTTCATAATTAGTTACCGGAGGCGCCGTCGTTTCTCGTTTTGAAGAAACCCGAAAAAAACAAAATATCGAAAAACTCTAAATGTCTTACCTAAATCACAATCTTCCTACATTTACTTGCTATATTCGTAATGAATTTCTTTACAATCATAAAAAAGGTCATGGGGAAGTAACTTTATGCGATGTACACTCTGTAGCGTCCTTAGAGAAGCATGTGCCCCTCTTTGAGGCATTTTTAGAGAATGGGGTCAACTGGACACGTAGACCCATTCATGCATTCTGTTGGAAACCTGATGCACCAGTTCCTCAATTAGAAGAGTGTATGTGGTGGGACTGTTTCTCCCCTTATATCGATGTTCAAGTACGTTCAAGATTGGCTAACTTACGTGCTGAACTGATCAACTATAAGGGAAAAAAGAGTGAAGGAACTTATATGTTCACTCTTGATTGGTCATGGGAGTCAAAATCTACTCTGAATACGAATTTCAGTGAGACTCCAGAGCATAAATGTGCTCATTTTTTTAAAATGGATGATGGAAATTTCTATGCGTATCCAAATAATAAGATTTTATGGTATGATGATGCGTGGACTAAGAATAGAATTACCAAAAATCCTGGATATGAAATTGATTTAATCGAATATTCTGTTGAAAATCAACGTAAAATTGAGACATCAGACGATTTTATGTATGAAATTAAAGAAATTCGGGATAGCAACCCCGTAAAAAGTTCTGATTTAACAAATCAGGAGCAAAACAATGACCAAACAAGTCGATAAAGACGAAAAATTTATGAAAAATGAGTGGGGAACTGAATTTTTATCATCAGAATATGGTTGGGAATCAAAAATAGAGAAGCAAAAAATGCTTCGTGAAATTAAAAATGACGATTTAACAACTAAAAAACACGATTTTCATATTCAAAATGAAATTCACGAAAAAATTCGCAATGATGATGACTATGATGACTGGGAGTATGGAACGGAACCTCTTTATGAATCGAAAATTTTGAATGAATAAAATGTGATCACAACACTTGGCATTTTTGAAAATAATGATTTGAATAAGTTAATTAAAAGGTCCCCTTTTTGGTATAAATAAGTCAGTATTACTGTAAAATTGTGCCTTTAGAGAACGTTAGTCGTGGTTTTAAGGATATTAGCCTTTCTTTTAAGGCTCATCCTATCACATATGACTTACTTCCTTTAAATAATGTAAGTGCAATTAATAGATCATTGAGAAATTTGGTTCTGACTCTAAATGGCGAAAGACCATTTAATTCACTTTTGGGCACAAATGTGAACAGAAGTTTATTTGAAATACTTGATGTTCGTGTTACCACAGATATTGAGAACGAAATACGTAACGTAATTAAAAATTTTGAACCAAGGGTGTTTTTAAGAGCAGTAAATGTAACACCAGATTTTGAACAAAATGGATATCATGTTCTTATTGATTATGAAGTCATCGGAAATCCAGTTCCGCCTCAACAAATTAATTTTATACTTCAAACGGTTCGATAGATGCCACAGATAAACTTTTCAAACTTAGATTTTGATCAGAT